GCCATGCGCTCCAACGCCGACTTCTCGATGAGCCAGGGCGTCTCCGCAAGCATCCGAAGGCTGTTGTTGATGTTCTCCATGTCACTCACCTCCAAGGGCCAGCGCCGCGAGGCGCGATAGCCATTCTGATTCCATCTGCTCCATGATGCCGACGCCGTGCTCGGCTATCTGCTGTCGGTGCTCTTCGGCGTACCGCGCCGCGGCGTCCGGGTCAATGTGAAGTGTAGCCGCCAGGTCTTCGGCGTGGCGGCCGTAGAAGTCCGCGAGCCACGCTTCCCAGCCGTCCGCGTCCGCCGCATGCTTGGGGGCCGCCTTGCGCACCAGCCCGATCTCTTTATCGACCAGGCGGCTCACGAAGTCATGCGCCAGGAGTTGCGCCTGCCCATTCGACGGAGGTGGCGGCAGTGTTGGCCTCTTCTCTCCTGCCGGCGCGAAGTTCAAGGGGTTCAGATACTCTTCGCCTGCTGGCCCGTCTATCGGATCTTGGTCCTCGAACGCCCGAATCTCGTTGGCGTTCAGGAATCCCCACTGGCGGCCGATAGCATAACCCGCGTACCGCGCCGCCGTGTCGCCGCGGAGCAGCCCCTTGACGTTGAACTTGGCATAGTACGTTTGCGTAGCGACAATCAGTTGGCGGTTGATCGCCTGCTCGAAGCGCACGAGCCAGGGGAGCAAGGTCCAGACGACGAAGCCGATTTGCTGCTGCTCGATGCCGGTCCCCCATGATGTAGACTTCTCGGTATCGCCGACCATGTGCGGCGGGACACCGAACCATGTAGCAAACTCGCCGCGCTGGAAGGCTCGCGTAGCAAGAAACTGCGCGTCCTCCGACGTCATGCCGACTTGCTTCCAGTCCAGGCCCTGCTCCAGGATCGCAATCTTCTGGCTGTTGGCGAGCCCCGAGTGCGTCTCTTGCCACGATTTTCCCAGTCGCTTCTGGGCTTCCTCGCTCATCGTGCCGGGAGTAGTGAGAACCCCGCTCGGCTGCGCGTTCTGGCTGAAGAAGCGGGCGCCGTAGGATTCCGTCGCCAGTGCCAAGCCAAGACACTCCCGCATGAGGCCGATAACCGACATGCCGCTCACGCCGTCATTTGAGAGGCCCATGACGTGAAAGACCTCATCCTCCAGCAGCCTCTCGGTCCCTCCGGTGGGCGTCCTGTAGTCGTAGGCTTTCATGCCGGTCGGGAGCATCGTCGGCGTCACTCTGTCCGGGTGCAGCGGCATGAGCTGGTCGATGGCGCCGCGCGATCCTGGAATGATGCGGTTGTAGCAATTGCCCCTCAGCAGGACGTGGCCGAACAGCATTTCGCGCCACTGAAAGGAGTCCTGGTAGCGGTTAGGTTCCGCGCTCAGGAGCACGTCGAGCGGCAAAGTGCTGGCGCGTTTCTTCGCGCCGTTGGGCTGGTCGGCGAAGATGCCGAACGGGAGCATGGCGAATGCGCCAGCCAGGATGCTCACGCAACGGAAGACGGTCGCTATCTTGAGGGCTGTGTCGGCGTCGACGCGGACACCCGCTTGGGCGAGCATCGACGAGCCGACGGCGTTGTACCAGTAGTCATCGTCCGGGGCAGGCGTTTCGACCCGTGGGTTGAGGAGTCTAACGAGAAGGCCCGTTGTCATGTTCGCGCCCTCCAAGTCGCTACGGTTGCCAGCGTGAGCAAGAGAAGCCCGACGACGACCAGCGCCAGGCGGGGGTCGTAGAGTGCAAGGCCGGCCGCAAGGAAGCCGAGCCCGAGGAAGCTGAGGATATCGCGGATGTCGATCAGGCGCGTCATAGCGTCAGCACACCCCTTGTCTCGTAGACGCTCACCGGCTCTGCCTCTTGCACCATCGCCCGGCCAATCGCCATCGCCAGGGCCGTCATGCCGTCTACCTTCTCCGTCGACTTCGCCTTGCTGATCTTCAGGTTGCCCGCTGCATCCTGCTCCGCTACCACGTTCGATGCCATCCACCGCATGACCGGGTTGCCGCCGTGCCCCAGTTTCCGCTCCAGGACCAGCCGCTCGATCTCTTTCGTCGGCGCCGTCATCGAGGCGAAGCCCTGGCCGAACGGAACCACCGTAAAGCCGTCGCCCATGAGTTGCGTCTGCAACTGCGTCGAGTTCCAGCGGTCGATGGCGATCTCTCTGATATTGTAAAGTTGCTTAAGCTCGTTGACCCTTGCACGGATTATATCATAGTCCACAACATTGCCGGGGGTAGCTTCAATGTACCCTTCGCGGACCCAGACGTCGTATGGCACGCGGTCGCGGTCGGCCCGCTGTCGGACGCCTTCTTCGGGCACCCAGAACGCCATCAGCGCCTTGTGCTGCTCGAGGAACCATAGCGCCAGTGCGGTCAAGTCTTTGGTGCTTGACAGGTCGAGCCCCGCGTAGCAGGCTTCGCCCGCAAGCAGCGTCGGGTCGAACGGCTCTCCGTTCTCATCCCATGTCGTCATGTCAAGCCAGCGCTCGGACTGCTCCGTCCATTCGTTCAGGTGCAAGCGCCGGAAGGCGTTCTGCTGACCGGGCACTTCCTGAGCCCGCCGGCACTTCGTCCGCAAGTCCTCCGCCTTGACGGAGACGTTCAGGTTCGGGTTAGCCTTCGGCCAGACTGCTTCGTCCCTCCAGTCGTCTCCGTCGTCGATTCCCGCGACGAAACAGAAGAACGTGTCGTCCGGCAGGATACCCTCAAGTACCTTCACTGAATAGTCGTGCTGCTCCCAGCAGACGGAGTTGCGGTCGAAGCCCGCCGTCGTGATGACGAAGATGAGCGGTTGGCGTCGGGCGCCCGTCGCGGTTGTCAGCACATCGAGCATGTGGCGCGTCTTGTGGGCGTGCAGTTCGTCGATGATAGCGCAGTGGACGTTGAGGCCGTCCATGTTGTCGGCGTCGGCGCCCAGCGGTTGGAACTTCTGGGCGGTGCTCTCGACGTGGAGGTTGCCGACGAATGACGTGATCCGCTTCTTCATGGCCGGCGTCTTGCTCACCATGCGCGAGGCTTCCGACCAGACGATACGCGCCTGCTCGCGCTTCGTAGCCGCGGCGTAGACTTCAGCGCCCGGCTCGTCGTCGAAGAAAGCCATGTAGAGACCGATGCCGGCGGCCAACGTGCTCTTCCCGTTCTTCCTCGCGACGGAGATGTAGACTGTGCGGAAGCGCCGGCTACCATCTGCCCGCTTCCAGCCGAAGAGACAGCCGACGATGAAGACTTGCCACGGCTGGAGGATGAACGGCTGGCCTGCCCACTCGCCCTTGCTGTGCTTGAGAAGGCCGAAGAAGGCGATGGCGTGCTCGGCTTCCTCGGCGTCAAAGTATAGGCCGCGTGCCTCGCCCGTCTCCAGGTCGCGGATGTGGCGCTCGCAGGCAAGGCGCACGAGCCGCCCAGCGACGATGCGGCCGGCGATCACGTCCTCAGCGTAGGCGGTGACGGCGGACTCAGTGGGCGCGCTTGTCGTCATTCAGCCATTTCTCCACTGGGTCCTCGCTCTCTGCCGGCTTCACGCTCGACACGCGGGATCGCGAACTCGGCGTCATGCCGAACTCGACGAGCAGCTTCAGCATTTGCTCCATCGCCTTGTTCGCGATCTGTAGGTAGGGCGACTGCGCCAGGTAGCCGTTCTTCCCCTGCTTGACGATGGGACCGAACTTGAAAAGCTGATCCTGCGCGTCTTTCCACCGCGCCCAGGTCTCGCAATAGACGAGCAGCGCGGTCGTGTCCGTCTCTGTCATCACGCCCACGCGCAGCAACTTCTCGCCGGTGCGCTTCCATTCGGCCTTCGCCTCCGTCGTTAGCCACGACGGGGCAGGCGGTAGCCGAACAGCAGGGCGCGGCTCGTGCTTCGGGAGTGGGCGCTTGCCTGGATTGCCCTTGACGATGCGGAGTGCTGTCGGCTCTGGCCGTGGCCCGCGCTTACCCACGCTGCGCCTCCTTGCCGGTGAACTGGAGCGTCAGGGTCGGTGCTGCCCCGCCCTCTTCCGCATGGATAGCGGACGTGTCGCTGGTTTCACTTCTGACGCGCTTAGGATAAGGCTTGGCGAGCGGGAGAATGCGGGCGCGCATCTCATCGTCGAGGGGCAAGGCATATTTCCATTTACCCGCACAGCGAATGAGGGTACATTGCTCCGGCTTCCAAACAGGGCGATACCGTCCGTAGACCTTCTTCCTGCCCGTCGGCGATATCATCCGACTGTGCCACCGCTTGCCATCGGGCGCGATGTATTCGCTAGTACCCGGTCGGCGGCCCAGAAATAGCCATCCCGCCGCCTGATAGATGCCGCCAATGTGCCCGTGTTCGGGGTCTGCGTAGCTGATGAGCAGGCGAAGACCTGGACACTGCTGACGCAACATGATTACGGCAATCCGCAGAATCCGGGAGACGGGAGACTGATGATC